TGATACTGTCGTTTGACGCTGCTGTGTTTATAAGTGCTACGCTGCGTAGAAACAGGAGGCGGTCAAGGTTTGACAATTCGTTAATACTGATCTGTCTTTATACGAAGATATGTGTTTTATATATTCAATTGTTATGGTATTATATAATAGGAATATAATTGGTACTGATTTTAATTAGTTAGGTTTAGTAGCTTTAATGTCCAAAGCTGATCGATTTAAGTATATATATTGTCGCGCTAATAAATTAAACTTAGGTAATTTGCCGTTAGATATTAGCAAATTTGATAATAATGTTTAATTGTGGATGATGTCCGATATATGTCGATCGTTAGGTTAACTAGTTAAGTTATTTGATGAAAAGTGTGATAGTATCGCTGATAATATAGATCAGCGCATGGTGTTATATGATAGATCTAATAATTATCAAATGTAAGTACATGCTGGTCTTATGTCTGGCGTTAAAACTACTAGTTTATTTGGATCTTTAATAAATTTGGTCATATGCAGAGTTGTTCATAAGAAGCTTAAAATTACTCCTGCTTATTTGGCTGTTCTTGGTGACGATATAGATCTAGGCTATGATGCTATAATTAATCCTGCTAAAATATATAAGGAATATGATCTAATCCAATTTCCAATTGCTAAAGATAAGACTAAATACACTAAGGGATACAATACTGGCACTGAGTTTCTTTGAGTACAGCATTGGTGATGTACAGATTAATATTACTGAGTTGGCTATGCTATGTGAGCCATTAACTCACTTGTCTATTAAAAACCGTGGGCTAATCCGTACATGTTAACAGATTATTTGGGAAATGCTATTGATTAATTAGGTCCTGAAGGTTTGTTGACTAATATATTTAAGTATAAATGATGATGCTATGGAAGGGGCATTGCTGTAACGTCTACACTAATTAATGTACTAAATCATCTGATATAATAACCGGCTAAGCTGGCGTTTTAGATTTACAGTACACCCGCTAATGGTAGCTTATGTTGGCTCAGACGACCTAACAATCCTATTTCAATGCATTGAGATTTCAAAG